CGATATTCGATTTATCACATCATATACTTGTCCAAGTTGCAGCCATGAGAGCTGGTTATAATGAATACTTTGATAGATATACTATTATAGGTGATGATATTGCGATTGCAGACCAGAAGGTCGCTCAACGTTACATGGAGCTCATGCCTTCACTGGGGGTGGCAGTGAACCTCTCTAAGTCCCTTATTCACGATGAGACTCTACTAGTCGCAGGGGAGATAGCTAAGCGGTTATATGTACAAGGTGACGAACTAAGTAGTATACCGGTCAAATTGTTGGCTAAGTTGCCACGTTTTGGAAAGTTGGCTCCACTTGTCCAGGATTTCATGGTAAGTCGTGGGGCACTCCAACAAAACGATTCAGTTCTCAAATTCCTAGTTTCTGCCGTTGATAGGGATAGTATGGTCAACTTGCTGAAAATCAACGCTGTCCCATCAGGTATCTCTGGTTTAGGCTTCCCAGTTGGTCCATATGCGGATAATCTTAAAGTCTCGAATTGGACGCAGATTGTGCAACTTGAAGATCAAGATATCATTGACGCCTATACGTTCACTCTTATCTCCGAACAACTGAAACGAATGGAGGCCCTCTTACGGCAGTCCGAGATACTCGAGGATACGTTCCGTCTTCTCAAAGAACGGAGAATCGCCAATCAGGGCACTCTACCGGGAATGTTAGCGGGAGACTTCTTCATAAGACTATCCACGTATCTGGGTCCTATCGATAATAATCATCCAATTTACCATGCAGCTGCCTACGAGGCTGTGCGCATAGGAAAGCTCCTTGCGAGTCTCCGAGCGGGAAGTGCTTCGCTAAGCTCTGTCGCTAGAAGTGGATTAGTTGACTCGTTGCGGAATAGTATCTGGGTGAAAGGTAATCAGACCGAGGAAGAGCGAGGCCAAGTGATGTATTCTGTCTTCATGAACGCAGTCTCGAACATTGACAGAATGCTAGATCAGCCAGGTAAGGATTCAAAAGGTAACCCTATAACAAGAGGTCTTGAATTCACTATACCAGTTCTACAATTATCACGAAGTTACACAGTTTATTGGAAGTTCCGAGGTGGGGTTTATGTTAACATGGTTCGTTCTAGAATCTCTCCTGACCTTGCAACAAATGTTACAAGACTGAACTCCCTTACAGACTCTGTCTCGATACTTAAACCTAGAAAACCGATTGGATCCTAGTCCCACTATGGAGGTGACTGAGAAGAACTCACAATCCAAGTCCGAAGCAAGTTAAGGAAGTACTTTGAAAGGGTGATTAGACCCATTCTGGATAAGCTATGGAATTGAGGAGTAGAGGGTCCTAGTTTGTGGGGGAAACGTGTACCGGCCACAAAGGCTCAGGGTCTATCACCGTCCGGTAGACGGGATTATTAACGTTGTAGTCTCGTTCCATCAGTTCCGCA